GCATTCATAACCGTTAGCCTTGTTAGCGTGGTATTGTATGGGAGCCATTCACAAAAGAGGCATTCATGGCTAAATCCTTCCCTAATATTGACAAAAGTGCCTTTCGACGTGGTGAATATGTAGGCTATTCAGAAGGCGGCAAAGTGTGGAAAATAACTAAGGCCAATCCTAACGGTTCCCGCGCTAAGTGGCTTGCGCAAACTGGCCGCCAATTCTTGTATGCGGGAACCCTGGAAGAGATCAGCGAAAAATTGTCAAGCCTTGGCGATGCTGCCACTGTTGCAAATTGTTAAGCGTCCAGCCACACACGCTTAACAACCATGCTACTATTAACAAGTCAACCACGCACCGCCCCACCATGGCCACGACAACAGCAACAAAAACCGCCCCATTCACCGCCGCAGAATGGGCAAGCCTTAAAAGACTAGCTAAAATTATTCACAAATGGAATGAAGATGAATGTAATGGCGCTATTCAATGGCACGGTGACAATGAAGAAACTCCTAAGCGTTATTTTCAAGATCGCTACGGCTGCTTTACTATCCCTGGCCCTACGATTCAGGATAAAGAGAAGCAAAGCGTAGAGTCTGCTCGCAAGATTGCCGCCAGGCATGGCCTATCTATCTATCACCAAACCGACCCTAGGGGCATCGCGCTATATGTCTACAATGCTGCTGACTCTAAAGGCAGAATTGATGAACTTTATTCTAGCATCGGCAAGCCTGTCTGCTAAATTCATTCATCCATTCATTCATTCATTCATTCATTCATTCATTCAAACCATGCAAGTTCAAAGCGTTTCTCCTGCTAATTTTCGAGTCAATCTTGAGGCTAACAAAGACAAGCATAAGGCAGAGATTTATGATGCGGCCATGTTGCTGCTAAGGGCGGATCGTGATTTGGCATTGACAACCATTAGTCTTGCCACTATCACCGACTTGTCTGAATTGTGCCGCAAAATAGAATTAGGTGAGAAAATATCAGGATCGCCTTTGCTTGACTTCTGAGCTTACAAATTGTTAAGCGTCCACCGTCCTGCCATGCTAAGGCATGGTAGGATATGCAAGTACCAAAGCAAACAAGGTCATGACTGAACAGCGTTGCAGCTATCTTGGCGAAGTATTCCCAGACTTTATAGCGGAACTTCGCCCTTTTAAGGGGCATCCTTATGCGGGTCGCTCCCAGGACGGATACGGTCGTAAGATACCTACCGACTATGCTATTAGATTAGGTGCAAGGTGGCACCGTGTCTATGTTTGTTGTTTTGGTAACGCTGGCACCGCCTACATTATCACTAAGGATCATCCTTTCTTAGTGGTTCTTGACGGCGATCTTATCAGTGTTAAAGGTTAAATCTTAATCCCAATCATCCCATCATCCCATCATCATGCCTAAACTACCAACAGTTAAAGAATTGTCTGATTTAATCAAGTCGATCAAGCCAGAGATATGCGATGAGTATAAAGATGAAGACGATCAGTTGCCTGGGATTGATTTAACCTGTGGAATTAACTTACTGGGAGAGTGGAGTTATCAGACGGGTGATAATTCTTACAGTGGTGGAGCCTATTTTTACCCTCACTGGGCAGTGGTTAGAATATACCGGCGCAGTAACAGTAGGGAGCTTGCTAAAGAAATTAGGGAACAATGGTTAGATTTACTGGCATCTTGCGCCTAGCAAGCCACATTACTAACTGTTACGGGTCAGGCTGCGAGCGTAGCATCTGACCCTAGAATAAACAGGCAAACAACCCACAGCAAGTATGCAAGCTCAGCACGCTACAGGCCAAACCGTCAAAAGCTCGGACCCTTGCAACTCTGGTCCTTGTGACCTAGCTTTTCTAACAGAAGAACAACTAATAACCCAGACACTTATCCATCAGGATAAGTTCAATTCTAATTGGATAACTTGCATGAACAATCATTACAGTTCGGGTATCTATATTGATGCTGAGATTGCAATGAACAACGCCTATGTAATGCTGCAGAGAATACTAGATTATGTCTATGCTTATCGTTCTTCCAGCTTTTATGATATGCTTAATAACTTGTGCACTCCTAAGGCATAGCCTATCACTCCCCAATCGCTCATGGCACGCTCTTCCTTGTTTATTGGATTCTGCGCTTATTTAGTTACCGGCACTATCGCTATGTCGTTTCTTAGTTCTTTAGCTGACAAGTTCAAGGCTAAACAGTTTCCTATTACAACACAAACAGAATTGATTGAGTATAACTAGCACTATCACTCTCCAATTGCTCCCCGGTTTGTTATGCTTACCGGGGGCAGGGTTGCGGTTTCCGCATAGCGGGGAGGGGGTGCCCATACCTCTCCCATCTCGCACCAGTATTCTCCCAATATAATATCCCGCCCCAACATTCTCCCAAACAATATGCCCACATACAAAAATACGCCAGCGTACAAGCTAGCGTATAAGTTGGCGTACAAGCAACCGGGGGTAGGGGTTGCGTTTATAGCTTACAAGTAAGCAGAACGACCTCCAATTCTAAATAGAAAATCATTGCGCCAAACAAAGCCAAACCAACCATCGAAAGAAAGATACTGTGTATCTGATGGACTCGTTATTGCGTTAGCCCAGTGAAACGGACCAACAGCGCCACCAGCGTCAGAAACAATAAAATTCATAATGAACTCAAAGTGAGGGCATGGGACAGTTTGATTCTAGCACATAAATCAAGGCTTACAAGTAAGCATCCAGGCTTCCCCGCCTTCCTGCCACCGAGGATTCCAGTTTTTCCGGCTGTACGCAAGCCTGTATCCGTTTCGATTACCTGTGTAACCACCACTGACTAACAGCGCTTCACCGTTCGGATCATTGTGAATCCAATGCGTAGCTGTGTAACCCACAATTACCGACCAGTGACCACCACCAATCGGAGCCGACACTGGCCCTTCGTGCAGCCATGCCACAGCGGCTGGATTGCCGGCGTCAATCTCGGCTTCAATGTCTGCCAGCTTGCCATTTTTCGTAAAATAAGGGCGTAAACCTAGTGACTGCAATGCCCTGAGCTGTGCCGTTACGTCCGTTGTGTCACCAAATTGCCGACGAATCCGGTTGTAGGCGTCGTCGTTGGCAATCTTGCCATGAAACATGGCCAGCATGGCGCAGCTAGAGCTGAAGCACTCCCGGTAGCCACGGCCACTGGCGTTATCGTTTTGAGACTGCCACTTGACATCGAGAGGATTGGGAAACCTGGCAGCCGGTGGCCTAGGTGGGGTTGCGGTCATGGTCAGTTTCCAGCGTCAGCGGCCAGTCTACCAAGCTCCATCATCGCCAGGCTTCCACGACCTTGCCAGCCAGCAATAATAATTCGACGGCGCCTTTCTTCCTCGGCGATCTTGCGAGAAACTTCAGTCAGTGTTTGACAATCAGCAAACTCGTCAACAATGCGCAGTTCAAGTTCCATGGTCAGTTTCCAGCGTCAGTAGCCAATCTATCACGTTCACGCCAAACAAGATCGTCTAGTTCGTCCATCCACTCTTCGGGAATAGCTTGATCAGTAGCATTGCGTATGATCATTGCCTGAAGAATGTCAGCAGTGCGCAGCCTATCAACTTCGCGCCGAGGTTTAAGATCAACCGAAGGCTTTACGTGCCCTGTGGCAGCAGGGTGAAACGTCTCAGGGCCATCCTCTCTCCCCCATGGGCAAGATATAGTAGCACCACCATCTTCCCTGCTCCACGGACGGCGCCACAGAGTAATAGAACCGCCCTGAGTAACACGCTCAAGCGCTCTTGCGTGCATCTCCTCGAATATCAAAGCAGACTTACCACACTGCCAGCCAGACACGATGATTCGACGGCGGCTTGCGTCACTAAGCGGTTTGCCAATAAAAGCCTGATAATCAAGCATGGTCAGCCCTTTGCTAATTGCCCATCAATCATAGCACAATCATCGCAGCGTCAGTGTCTTGCGAGCGACAAGGTGCGTCACCCCTGCCGGATCAACGACAACAACGCCAGCCGTTGCAGAAGATGGTAACAGTTTGTAGGAATATGGCAGCTTCCAGCCAATCTCGCCGTTGTGCCGGACCATCGTAAACTCGCGGGGGCGTTCCATGGCTCAATCATAGCTCATCCCTTGCCGGCAAGCAACGTGATAGAATGACGCTGCAACAATCAACGCATCATGGGCACTCTCGCTGACTGGCAGATCCACGAACGCTGCATGGCTGGCATGGTCACTCCGTATGATCCTGCGCTGGTCAACCCGGCATCGCTTGACTTGCGCTTGGGCAGCAACATTATGATCGAATCAGCGGAAAGCCCAGAAATGGTGCTAGTTTCAATCGCTAAATACACAAAGAAAAATCCTTATCTTATAGTGCCAGGACAGTTTTTCCTGGCTGAAACTGAAGAGTTTTTTAACATTCCCAACGACTTGGAAGGCCAATTTATCCTTAAATCTTCCCGCGCAAGGAGTGGACTGGAGCACCTTTTTGCCGGATTTGGCGATCCCGGCTGGCATGGCTCGCGCTTAACGCTTGAGCTTCTAAACGTTCGCCAGCTTTGGCCGATAGGCATTTATCCAGGGCTCAAAATCGGGCAGATGAAGTTTTCTACGATGGATTCCGAACCTAGGCTCTCTTACGCCGTCACCGGCAGGTATAATAACGATGCAACCGTCACCGCATCAAAGGGCTGAAGTTATGACAAGCATCGAAGAAACACTGGAACAACGCGGCAAGCGTTACGGCAAGTTTACGGATCACGCTCAAGTCACGCAAGACCTAAAGCGAGTCGTCGCCGCCCATTTACAAGGAGGCCGCCCGCACATGGCAGCAGATCAATGGGAGGCGCTGGATATGATTTTCCACAAAATAGGTCGCATTGTCTGCGGTGATCCTAATTACGCCGATAGCTGGCACGATATTGCCGGTTACGCCAAGTTGGTGGAAGATCGGCTTAATGCTGGCGGCGAAGAGACTCTTCGCATCGAGACTGCCAACGGATCAACAATCAGCTCAGCGCCGAGCATTGGCGAAATCCTGAGAAGTCTTGGCTTGTAACAATGGGCAAGCGAGTAGCTTTAGCTAAATGCGTAAGCCCAAGCTGCGGTTCCCTTGACGTAGCCATCGTAGAAACACGCATGACAGCGTGCGGCAGTCGCGCAAGACGGCGGCGCTGCGAGGGTTGTGGCCATCTCTGGTACACCGTGCAGCCGCCTGAAGAGCAAGTCGAAAGCTGGCGGCTGATCTGGACGAAAAAAGGGCCAGTCACACTGGAGCCACCGCCAGAATCGCCAGAAAAAGGCAAAATATAGAGAATTAGTAGACTCTGTGGGTAGTAATAGTACCCGATTCGCCTTTTGCAAGGTTAAATTTGCCCAGACATAAATAACCAAAGGCGTCGAAAGCATGATCAACGCCAAGTTTTTTGTTTGGCATTCTTGTGCCTTCGGCGTAACCAAGTGTGCGGAATGACTTTATCAGCTCCCGGCAACGTGGGTGAATCTTGGTATGCACTTCCCCGTCTGCTGTGCGCAATGCTGCGTTTACGGATCGAATCTTGTCAGCGGTGTTATAGGGCGCTTCAGGGGCAAAAACAGTAATTCCGGCCTTCCTAAGAATCTGATGATCGCTAACACCAACGCCAGACGTTTGCTTCCTTTTGCCGGTCGGGTCAGGGCAGGCAATAATGCGGCGGCGAGTATCTGCGTCTTCGCTTGCCCAGCATTCGCCACCATATAGATCAATTAGCACGTCTGCCATGTCCCATGTATTGGCGCCCTTTAGGTTCAGTTCATTAAAAATTCGCAATTCTACAGCTCTGCCGTTTACCTTAATAATGTTTGCGCAAATAGCAGTAAGCGGATCGTTGTTAAAGTCCATTCCAACATATAGCGGCAACCTTGGATCGTCTTCAATCGTTGAGTCGATATTATCCATCGAAAAACACGACACCACAAGACCCGTGTTTGACAGTATCTTCGCTTCATATTCTCGCTCGAACACTTCAGGCGCCAGCGTTCTTTTGGCTTCCGCAATTTCGGCTGCTGGAATGTTGCCACCTTGCAAGGATGTGTACTCATATAATGACCATTGCTTAGGATCAAGCCTTTCCAGGCCAGGATCAGCCATGTCAGCATTCTGTAAAAGCAGGACTGTTTCGTAGAACCAACCTGCGGTGCCTTCCGGCGATGGAGTGGTAGTAAAGAGCGCCCAACCGTTGCGGTCAGAAAGTGCAGGACGGATAACTGATCTCCATGTATATTCCGTCTGAAAAGCGCATTCGTCTAAGTTTACTCCGCTTAATGCAGGACCGCGCAAAGCATCTGGATCCTCAGAGCCCTTAAGGTAGATGCAAGATCCGTTAATCAAATCTATTCTAAGGTTTGATTCGTTTTTCTTTCTTATCCAACGTTCGGGAATAATACTCTTGTAAGTATCCCAAGCGATCTCTTTTGCCATCCGATACGTTGGCGCAACATAATAGTAATTGCCCTTGCGCTCACTAGCGCCGCGCGTCATTTCGATTGCCCCTAGCACCGTCTTTCCGCCACGCCGGCCAGCTAAGACAACACGAAAACGGCGTCGATCATTAAAAATCATCCCCTGCATTGGCCGCAGAGAAAGCCGGTTTTTACCTACTACAATGTCGCCACTTGGGCGAAGTCCTGCGGGGGCAGTGGCTGTCGCCATGGAAACTCGATCTTATCCATCGACTGTAACCTGTGCATCCTGGCGCCGGCAGGCTAGGCTACTGGCAAACGCTTTGCCGCAATGAACCTAGCAACCAGAAAAATATCACTGCCAAACTACATAGACGTAGATAGTCCATTTTATATGGACGACATAAATAGGCGAATGCGGCAAAAGTGGGAAATAATGCAAGCCGTCACAAAGGGGACTGAGTATTTACACGCAAATGCACATATCTACCTGCCGCGTGAACCAAGAGAGCAAGAAGATCCGAAGACCAAGATTGACCCATGGAAGACTCGCGTTAATCTTTCTGTTTTGGCGCCGTTCACAAAGCGCTTAATTCATAACGCAGCCGGCATGGTTATGCGTAAGATGATTAAACTAGAAGGCGGTGATCCATATTGGGAAGAGGAGTTTAGGAAAGATGTTGACGGTGACGGCACTTCATTGGATCTGTTCGCTCTAAAGCGGCTAGAAGTTGCGCTTACCTATGGCATGTCGTCAATAGTCGTTGACGCAGAAAGGCGCGAAGCGCAATCTGCTAACGATCAAATCAAACCATTGCGCCCATACTTCGTGCCGGTTGATCCATGGCAGTATTTAGGTAGCCGGCGAGAAAGTGACGATCCTGGCGCAAAGCTAACAACGTTTCGCTATCAGGAAGAGCGCAAAGTTGCTAAGGGCGCCTACGGGGAAGAGTACGTTTTTGTCGCTCGCGTTCTTGTCCCTGGCGCTTACGAAGTGTTTGAATCAAACAAAACAATAGGTGACATTGGCTTTACCCCTCTCGACTATATTCCGTTAGTGCATATCTATGCTGAGAAAGAAGGCTACTTATGCGCTACTCCCCCACTGTCTGACGTTGCGCATCTGAATATCGCCCACTACCGGCGCCTAGCGGACCTTCTGCATTCGTTGCACATTGCCGCTATTGGATTGCTGGTGCTAGAGGATTACGACAATAACGAGGCGATTACGGGGCAGAATTATGCCATCAGAATGAATGTCGGCCACAAAGCGTACTGGGTTCGGTGTGACGCTGGCTCTTTTGTAGCGCAAGCGGCTTTACTTGATCGCCTGGAGAATGAAATCTCGCATCTTGGCGTTACAAAGCTGCTAGGCCAAAAGCATGTAGCTGAAAGTGCCGACGCAAAGCGTATCGACCACCAGCAAGCTAACTGTGTACTATCAGTGGCTGCAACTGAAACGCAGGCCGCACTTAATGAAGCATTTAGAATGGCGGCAGAATACAGAAACATAGAACCGCCTAAAGTTGTTATCGACAAGGACTTTGACTTCTATCGCTTGCTAGGCCAAGATGTAAGCGTACTGGCCGACATAGAAGCAAGCGGCCAGATTACGACTGAGCTATTCCTTCGCATCCTGGCCCAAGGTGAATGGATACCTGAGGACGTGGATCTAGTTGAGCTAGGCAAAGCCGTTAAAGAGTTGAAAAAAGAGGCGGAACGTGTTATGCTTGAGCAGCAAAAAACGCAGAACGCCAATGGTGCCGCAGGATCAGGACGCTCGCTCCCGTCTTCTGGAGCTGGTCGAAAAACAGGCGCTGGCAGTGCGTGAAGAGTGTATTTTCAGCTTTGAGGAAACTCACCTGAATATATCACTGGCGCCTGATTCTGGCGCTGAAAGATTCGAGCGCATTACTCGCTTACGGAATGCCATGCAAAGGACTGAGGTTATCCTTGAGTCCGGCACGGTAGAGGCGATGACTTCACAGGAGGTTCAGAAAGAGATTGACGCTTGGAGAAGTGAAAGATCGGAAAGCGCCATGGCATCTATCTTGCGTGGCTGGAATCAAGCTAAAAGGGGTGAGTTTGTCGATCCGCCAGACCTTGACGAAGACGAAAGGCTTGCCGCTTTGATTCCCGACTAAGAAAGCCCCCGAACCGCTACACGCAGCAGTTCGGGGGCTTTCAGTTAGGCGCTGCGATCAGAAGCCGGACTCACGCTGACTGGCTTTGGTGGCCCGAATCAACTCACGATCAATCATCGGCTTTTTCAACACTTCAGTCTCGCATACGCCGTCCATGCCAACGGTCTTCCGAAGTACCAGGCCGCCCATGTTAATCGTTTCTGGGCCAGTCGGCTTGTTTTCATCTGCCGGTGGGTTCTCAGAAAGCGACTGAAGCCGCGCTATTTCGGCCTTGAGCTGTGCGATCTCGCCGGCAGAGTCAAGCGCGGTGGCCACGGGCGCAGCGGGAACAGTGGCAGGGGCATTGGGCTTAGCCGAGGCGGCAGGGGCTGGGGCGGTAGTTGCCATGGTGCAATGAATCGTCTACGCGCTACAGTATAGCGCATCCACCAATCAAGCCATGGAACTCACTGCCGAACAAATTGCAGAATTGCAACGCAAGGCCGCAGAAGCCGAAGACCTCAGGCAGCAACTGGCTGCTGTAAATGGCAACAAGGAGACAATTTTAACTGAAAAGAAAAAAGTAGCCGACGAACTTAAGGAGCTAAGAGACAAAGAAACAGAGCGCCAAAGAAAAGAGATGGAGCAAAAAGGCGAGTTTCAGGAGCTGCTAAAACAGGCAAACGAAAACATTGAAACCTTGCGAAAGCAAAACGAAGAAAAGGACAAGGCCATCGCGGAGGCAGACGCTAAGCGCGTCGAAGATCGTAAGCGTGCTGATTTTCTTGCTGTCTTTAATGCCGCTGAAGTGTTTAATCCTAAACATGCTTGGGCAAATCTGCATTCGCTCGTTCAAGACAGGGGCGGCAAAACTATTGCAGTCGTTGGAGGCGTAGAGGTTGGCCTTGCTGACTTTGCCGGCAAGCTAAGAAAAGACCCTGAGCACGCCTATCTGTTCAAGCCCCAAGGCGGTAGCGGCGGCATGGGCTCCAGGCCGGCTACAGGCGCTCCTGCCGTTTCTGGTGGCGGTATTATCACCAACCCATGGCTTCCTGGTGGAAACGTGACTGCACGCATCGCCATACAGCAGGAAGATCCTGATTTAGCTGCTAAGCTGAAGGCTGAAGCGAGCGCTGCTGCTCGCAGCCAAGGGTAAAGCTGTGCCGAACCCTGGGCAAAAGCATCGACGGCTGTGCGGTCATGCCGACTAAACAACCTCTGCTTTTCCTCCAGTGTTCCTTGGTAACTTGGGCGGTACTTTTGCCGGCGATGTAACAAGCCTTACGCGGCTTGCTACTTCTGGTGAATTTGCCGCCTATCTTCAAGAAGAGATTTTTAACAAGTCCATGATGGTTCGCTCTGGCATTTTGGCCAGAAGCAACCAGCTCCTCACCTCCACCACCGGCGTTCGGGTCGA